AGAATATTACGGGGCTTATCAATTCCGTGGAAAGCGGAAAGACCATAATTTACAGTTTTGTCAATGTTGCCCCGTTTGAGATCGGACAGTCCCTTATGAATGTAATGGATATTGACTTTACTGCAACGGAAGAAACCACGGCAGCATTCCAGTGTGAAATACTTCTGGAGGTGGTAAAGCCGGATACCGGGGGAGAGCCGGAAGAAGGAGTGGCAGCAGAAACGGAACTGCCGGAGCTGTCCATTGTTTATAAGATAAATAATGAGACCATAGATACATTTATGCCGGCCAAGACCTGTCTGTATGGAAAGCATATCGTGACATTGTTTTTTCCGATATCGAAAGTCATAGAGAACAGCTCCAATACATTTTCCATGTATCTGAAGATATCATCCGGGAGTGCTAAGATTGGTGAGGCACAGATCAGGGCAACCATCAGCGGTCAGGGACTCGCAGCAGGACTGGGAGACTGGAACGGACGCATCAATATCAATGAGAATATTGGAAATATCAGCATTACGGATGTACCGTTTGTGGCTGATGTGTTTAAGGATACGGCATCCGTAACATTCCCTTCCAAAAAGACACAGGGACTGACACAGACAATCGGGAATATTCCAATCACAGACCAGAACTATGAAGCAGATGCATTTACGGACCGTGCATGGATCACGGAGATCCTCCGAACCTTTGTACTTACAAGCGTGCGGGGAAATCCAAATTATAACGGATATATCACGGTCAATACGGAAGAACGGTTCATGCTGCGGAAACGGTATGTACAGAAGTCAGGGCCGGAATCCCTCGACCACGGATATGCAGAAGACCTCGTGATCGATATTTCATACTTCACAAAGGTGGACGGGGTGGAAGTCAATGGTTATACCGCAGCAGTCCGTCCGCAGTATGTGATCACCGCGGCAGAGACTTCCGTTAAGTTCCCAGATACCATTACCGTTGAAAACGGGTTCTTTGAACTGAAAGCAGTAACTGAACAGACACAGGAAGCCGTGACGGATGAAGTGGATGAAGGTTTCCTGGAAAGGACAACAGTTGATATATCCGGCTTTGACGGAGTGAAAGGAGTGGAATTTACATTATGAATTATGACAATATAAATGATATTTTTTCGGCCGGTGTCACCAACATGACCTGTCTGTTACAGGACAGCAACAGCTATGATGGCGGTACGCTTGCTGTGAGTGGTGCGGATTTTTTTACATTTCTCGGAAAAGCCGTGCCGTACATTTATGCACACGGTGATTCTTACTGGGGAATCGGCAGTGATGCCACGCACCTTAAAGTGGATAACCGTGATACCAGAATGAGATCGCTTTACAGGGAAGAAGGGACTTTATACAGTTATTACCGTTTCCTGAAAATACGGTGGGAAGGATGGTCGCATTACAATGCATCCGGGGCGGGCTACCAGTTAAAGTATGACCTTCTGTTCTGGGACACGGGGGATATTTCCCTTCATATGATTTCGGTTCCTGTCCAGTGCTATGATGGCGGTTTCGGGTTTAGTGCAGACAAGAACTATACTTTCACAAAGCCCGATGCAGCTTCCCCGGATATTACTTTCCAGTATTATGCAGACAGTAAGACCTTTGAAGTGAAATACACACCGATTGACCTGTTGGTCCCGTTTAAACTCCTGATAAAAGACGGGGATGGAAAACTGTATACGGTGGAGAACCAGATCATAAATGAGGAGCTGTCAGAAACAGCGGATGTACTTGTCGGACTGGAAGAAACAGAGGTCAATGCACTTTTGTTTAAGAAACATGGATTTGCAAAGATGCCGGAGTGGGATTTGATAAAAGGGCTGACGTTTCCTTCCGTATTAAGTTGGAGTGACAGTAGGGCATTTCCGCTGAATGCCGTGATTACGGGAACACCGCCAAAGCAGTATATCGAATGCATGGCGGATCTTTCGGACGGCACGGTTCTTGGAATCAAGGCACTGAATGCAGAATATGAGGGAGAGATTACGGTACAGTACAGTTATGACGGGGAGGCCTTTACAGATGAAACTCCGATGGCAGATTTTCTCACAATGGATCTGGATGAATTGTATGCCGGACTGCTGGAAGCAAAGACGATAACCTTCCGTTTCTGGCTTGCGGGCGATGCAACGCTTACATCCTTTATCATGAATTATAGAAATGGAGATGATGACGATGCTCAAGGGAACAACAAGAATAGAACTTACTGATGTAAATACGGGTGAGGTGGAAACCTACCAGAACAGCAATATGGTTACCAATGCACTGAGGGATGTATTGAAACCGCTCGGTCTTTCCAAGAGACCGAACAGGTTCTTAAATGAATTCGTGCCGTATTATGAACATCTTTTAGGAGGAATTTTGTGCTTTGATACAGAGATACCGGAGGATGCGGATAATTATTATCCTCCGGCAAAGGCAAATCTGACAGGCTGTGCGGTTTATGGGGAGCAGAATAATACAAAAAATACCGTAAGGGGCGGATTCAATCAGACAGAGTCCGAAGTGAATCTGAAGGACAGGTATGTGAAATATGTGTACGACTTTGCTACCAGTCAGGCAAACGGAACGATTGCCAGTGTGTGCCTGACACATAAGAATGGCGGGTTTACCTCATATGGGAGTAAGAATGCCGTACAGGAAAATACGCATATGCTGATGCAGTCGATTGCAGAAGATACACTGCAGTATGTTTATCCGAGCAATACAGGTGCGGAAACAAGCAGCCGTTATTCGGGGCTTACAATTGGTAAGACGGAAATGATCTTTGTTATCGATCATGCAAAGGATTGTGCGTATTATTTCAAAGTTGCAGATAAGTCGCATATCCATATCACAAGAAGAAAAACGTATTTGAAATCGGTATCTATTCTGGAAAATATCAGGACTACAAAACCATTGATTGAAGAAGTGGAACTGCCGGAATTAGGGACGGCATTGGACTTTGGGTATCTGTCATATAACTATGATCCGGCAACCGACTGCTTATACATCTGCACCAGCCCAGACTACCGTAGGGCATCACAGAAGAATATCCTTGTTACAGAAATAAAGATGGATACTTGGAAAGTGAAACAGTATGAAGTAGTCAATGCAACGGATATAACACTGGCTACAGACAGCAGTTGGTTTGGATTTGTCACAGGCGGTTATCTGTGCGTGAAAGGATATGACAGTCCGAGGGATGTATATAAGATTCAGATATCCAATCCGGCAAATGTCGTGAAACTGAACCGGATCAATGCCACTACGGTACAAGGTGTGCCGAAACTGGTGATCAATGGGCGGATTTATTATGATACACAGGACGATCAGCTTATGATTGCAGATATGGAAACAAATGAAATCATTACAACAGAGTCCATGTCTTTATTTAATAACTATAACCGACAGGTGAGCGTTAATCCTGTCAGAAATGAGCCTCTCATTTATTTCTGCGAGGAAGGGACGTATTCAACTTATGGCTGGTATATGATGTGTAATTATCTGGCAACTATCAATAACCTTGATGCTCCTGTTACGAAGACGGCAGATAAGACAATGAAGATAACTTATATCTTACAGGAACAATAAAATAATTTTCGGAAATCGGCAGTTATCCATTACGGGTAGCTGCTTTTTTCATACAAAAAATCAAAGGAGGACAAGACGATGAAGGAATTCTGGAATGCGGTACAGTTTGTATTTACGGCAGTCGGGGGATGGCTTGGTTATTTCCTTGGCGGATGTGACGGTCTGCTTTATGCACTGCTTGCGTTTGTGGTGATTGATTATATCACGGGAGTGATGTGTGCAATCAGTGACCAGAAACTGTCCAGTGCAGTCGGTTTTAAGGGAATCTGCCGTAAGGTGCTGATTTTTCTTATGGTCGGTATTGCAAACATTATGGATGTACATGTCATCGGCACCGGAAGCGTACTTCGGACGGCAGCCATTTTCTTCTACATCTCAAATGAAGGGATATCCCTTCTGGAGAATGCATCCCATCTGGGACTGCCTGTTCCGGCAAAGATAAAAGCCGTTCTGGAACAGCTCCATGACAGAGCAGAAGATGACAAAGACAACGGGGAAGGGTAGCACCTTCCCTCTTTTATTACAAAGAATTGGAGGATCATATTATGAGTCAGAGATTTGGAATCGATGTAAGCCACTGGCAGGGCAGTTTTGACTTTGCAAGGGCTAAGAGCAAGGAAGGCGTGGAGTTCGCAATCATCAAAGCCGGAGGTGCTGATGCCGGGCTTTATAAGGACAGCCAGTTTGAAGCGAACTATAAGAAATGTGAGGAATGCGGGCTTCCAAAGGGAGCATATTTCTATGGAAATGCCAGAAGCGTGGCAGATGCAAAGAAAGAGGCAGAATACTTCCTTTCACTGCTCAAGGGAAAGAGATATGAGTATCCTGTCTTTTATGATGTGGAAGGCAGCATGATCACAAAGAATGACAGGAATACACTGACACAAATCGTAAATGCATTCTGTTCTGCAGTAGAAGCTGCCGGATACTGGGTCGGCATCTATTCATCCGAGTCATTTTTTAACAGTGAGATGAACGATGGGGAGCTTACCCGTTACACCCACTGGGTTGCCAGATGGGGAAGGAACAAGCCGGCCCCAGCAAGCGGTGCGGAAACACAGATCTGGCAGTTTGGCGGTGAGACGAACCTTATCCGCAGCAATAAGATCAACGGACAGACCTGTGATCAGGATTACTGCTATGTGGATTTCCCGGCAAAAATCAAGGCAGCAGGACTGAATGGTTATGCCGAGGGAAACAGCAGTGCTCCGGCAAAGAAATCAAACGAGGAGATCGCAGCAGAGGTCATTGCCGGAAAGTGGGGTAATGGCACGGAAAGACAGAACCGTTTGTCTCAGGCGGGATATGATTATTCTGCCATCCAGAGCATCGTGAATAAAAAGCTCTCGCCATCCAAGAAATCCGTGGATGAGATCGCAAGGGAAGTCATTCATGGTGACTGGGGAAATGGTGCTGACAGAAAGAAGAGGATCACTTCTGCCGGATATGATTATTCCGCAGTACAGAAAAGGGTAAATGAACTCCTGAAATAAGGATATGGCTGATGGTCAGTAATGGCTGTCAGCCATATTTTTTTCCTTTTATGCCAAGGAAAGAAAGGTGAAAGGTATCGCAGATTGTACTTGCTATTATTGGCTTTCAGAGTGATATATAGACTACCCAAAGAGAAAGGAGTGGCAGAGCTTGGAGATTCAGATAAGGGAAGGAAACAACAGACAGAAGCGTAAACTTAAGGTATGCGCTTACTGCCGTGTATCAACGGATGCGGATGAACAGGAAAATTCACTGGAAAACCAGATAAGGCATTATGAAACAGTCATAAAAGCGAACCCGTCTTATGAATATGCCGGAGTTTACAGTGACTTTGCCATATCAGGGTTCAAGGAAAAAAGACCCGGTCTGCAGAAGATGCTTGCTGATGCACAAAAAGGGAAGATAGACCTTATATTAACAAAATCGGTATCACGTTTTGCAAGAAACACCGCAATCGTTCTGGAAGCTACACGAAAGCTGAAAGAACTGAATGTAGGTGTTTTTTTTGAGCTTCAGAATATCAATACGCTGTCAGGGGAAGGTGAGCTGATGCTTACGATCCTTGCTGCATTTGCACAGGCAGAAAGCGAAAGCGGAAGCGCCGGGGCAAAGATGGTGTACCAGAGAAAATATGAAGCAGGTATTCCGGTACAGTACCTTGAGCGTTCTTTCGGATATACGAAAGACGAAAGGGGAGTCTATATCGCAGATGAATCCGAAGCGGTGTGGGTCAGAAAAATATATGAAATGGCAGCAGACGGTTATACCCCGGCAGCCATTAAAAGATATCTGAATGAAAACGGGGTAAAGACCGTGGGCGGTACAAAGTGGATCGACAGCACAGTGTTCCGCCTGATTGAAAATGAAATCTATAAAGGTGATTACATCATGCATAAGCATTTTGTGAATGAAGAAAGAAAACTGGTGAGGAACAGGGGAGAAGTTGATGCATGGTATATCGAGGATGACCATGAAGCAATTGTTTCCCCCGAACTCTGGCAGAAGGCACAGGATGCCATTGAAGCAAAGAGGGATTACCTTGCCGAAGGATCTGTTATTGAAGATTTTACGGAAGAGAACTACCCATACATGAACAGGATATTCTGTGCAAAATGCGGACATCCGCTTTACAGACGCATCTATAGTAACGGCAACAGACTGAACTGGGGGTGCAGCGGTACGAAGCGGCATGGGAAATCATTCTGCGAAGGGATAAACATTCCGGACGGGGTGCTTCGGAAAGCATGGCATTTTGACGGGAATATGTATATTGATGAGAAACCTTCCGTAAAGGGTACAAAGGAATTCACCTATCTGAAGGAGAGCTCATGGAAAAGAAGGCATAAGAAGAAAGTGCCGGAAGCAATACCGGAAAATACGGAAGAAGCATATCCGTATAGAAAGAATATATTCTGCGGACTCTGCGGAAGCAGACTGGTCCGCCATGTAAATCCGAAAAGCCATAAGGTCATATGGATATGCAATGGGGCCAAACGAAAAGGAGTGGCATTCTGCAGGGGGACAAGGATACCTGATTCCGTTATCAGGGGATGGGGAGAAATCAAAAAAGATATTTATATTCAGAGAAAGGATGATAAGAATGGCAAGAAGCGTTACAGTTATACCAGCAAGAAACCGACAGCGTGAAACAGGACGCAGGGCGGTACAGGAAAAGAAGATAAGGGTGGCAGCCTACTGCCGTGTTTCCACGGATCAGGAAGACCAGCTCCACAGCTTTGAAGCACAGGTCGATTATTACACCAAATATATCAATGACCATGAAAATTATGAAATGGCGGGCATCTATGCGGATGAGGGTATTTCAGGAACCAACACCAAGAAAAGGGAACAGTTCAAAAGAATGATCGCAGACTGCGAAGGCGGTAAGATAGACCTTGTCATTACAAAGTCCATCAGCCGTTTTGCCAGAAACACGCAGGACTGTCTGGCATATTCCAGAAAATTAAAGAACTTAGGGATCGGCATCATATTTGAGAAGGAAAACATCAACACACTGGATTCCACGGGTGAGCTTCTGTTCACCATCTTAAGCTCCCTTGCACAGGATGAATCAAGAAACATTTCAGAGAACTGTAAATGGGGCATCCGCACGAAATTCAAGAACGGTGAGATGCATCTCAATACATTTAAATTCCTCGGATACGATAAGGATGAGAACGGGAAGCTTGTCATCAATAAGGAACAGGCTAAGACGGTGAGAAGGATATACAGAGATTTCCTTATCGGAATCAATCCGGCACAGATTGCAAAGGAACTGACGGAAGAGAAAGTTCCGGGGTGTCTTGGGCAGACAAAATGGTATCCAAGCACGGTAATAGGAATCCTAAAGCAGGAAAAGCACATGGGTGACGCACTTCTGCAGAAGACCTATACTGCAGACTTCCTTACCAAGAGACAGGTCAGAAACAACGGTGAGATCGCACAGGTCTATGTAAAGGACAGCCATAAGGGGATCATAGATAAGCAGACATGGAATGCGGTACAGGAAGAATTCGACCGCAGGGAAAAGTTCATGGAAGCGCATGGCACGGACAGGTACAGTTACGGTGCGGACTGCATGCCGTTCTGTGAGAAGGTATTCTGCGGGGAATGCAAAAGCCTGTTCACGAGACATTCATGGAGATCAAGGGGAATCGTACAGTGGCAGTGCAAGAACCACAGGAAAGACGGGAAAGTGGCATGCACGAATGCCTACGTTGATAATGCAGACCTGGAAAATGGATTTGTAAAGGCATTCAACAGACTGGTCACGGACAGGGATAAGCATATGGAAAGATGGCAGCAGATGAAGTCAGACGGGACACCCCTTGAAAAGATCAGGGCGGGACAGATGATGGAAGCTGTGGGAAATGAACCGCTTACCAGATTCGTCCCGGAGATCGCACAGCTTGTCCTTTGTGAAGTGACGGTGCTTGGTGCGAAAAAATATGAGTTCTTCTTTCTGGAAGGCAGTAGGGTAAAGGTTTCCGTGTAGATCACCCGGAAACCCCGCTGTCATGAAGTCCGAACAGCTCCATCTGGCTGCTTTCACCGTCCGCATCCCCGGGTTCAGGAATGTCGGACGGTTCTTCTTCCATGTCCTTTTTATGCGGAAGTTTATGGGTGTAAAGTTTATCCCAGGTAAGCGGATTCCGGCTTTTTTTGTTGTAGTATATCAGTATGGCTTCCGCAAATCCGAGTGAGCCGGAACGCCTGTCTTTTGCAGTGCGGGCGAGTTCTTTAATGGATATCCTACCGAGCTTTTCCTTAAATACATCATCTTTTATGGCATCACCGTAAGCATTCAGGAAACGTGCCAGTCCGTTCATCATGTTTGCACTGAAGGACTGGGATGCCCCTTCCCATGTGGCCGCAATGAGACGGATGACATGGTCGAGCATATGGTAGCCGTATTTGTCGTGGATGTTTTCCAGGGTTGCGACAGCACAGATACCGCCCGGGGTCGTGGTGGATGCGATGGTAAGGTCATAGGATTCCACCAGGTCACGGATGATGAGCTGTTTGTCATTGCCGGCCTCTATGTTTGCCATGAATATCTCATAAGGCAGCAGGGGCTTTACATATTTCATCTGGTTTGCAAAGATATCCGCTTCATGTTCATATCCGAGGTCATCGTATACCATGCACCACACGGGTGTCTCCCTGGATCCTGAAACGAGGGCAACGATCTCAATGGTGTGCTGTCCGTTGAATACATAGTTGATGCCGTTCCTCCGGCTGACCTTTACGGGATTTATCTGGTACAGGTCAAAGTTGGCGGCAGCACGCTGGACATGGTGCTGTGAGAGGTTGCGCTGGTATTCCTGGTTGGATACGAGATTCCTGATAGGAATCTGTTCAAAGTGTACTTTTGGGACGAACTGCATCAGGTCAATGGCCTGTAGCGTTTGTCCGGCTGTCTGTTCTTCTGTCATCTGGATCATCCTCCTCAAGCTGCGAAAGCAGTCTGGTTATTTTTCGTGTTAGGTTTAACAGCTGCATCTTCACTTCACGCCTTGCATTAACTGAGGTGGAAGGAAAATCTGTAAGCTCCATGGTCCTTGATATGGTCTTTGACCATGAAGGTATCGTAAATTTAAGGCTCTCGAGTTCCGCATCCGGGTCAGTGGCGGGCATCTGCTTTATTCCGGCTTCGGCACTTTCCTTTTCTCGTTTTATCCTTCTTGAGTCCGGTTTTCCGGTGGGAAGCCTCTGCCACCGGAGTTCGTGCCGGAGCTGGGAGTATCCGATGCGGTCTATAGATCCGCTGTCCAAGAGCCTTTTCAGTCCGTTGATATCCTCAATGGGGAGACGGGAGAGTTCTATGATATTTTCATGGGATACACGGAGTTTTCCGTTTAATATCTTTTCTGCGATCTCCGGGCTTTTCCGTTTCAGGTCATCGACCGCACGGGCATAAATATCATATTTTGTCACGGTGGAAAAACCAAAATTAAATTCATTGCCTATGATGGTGGCAATATCTGTCTTACGGACATATTTCTGTGACACCTGTCCGTCTGCATTCAGTTCCGTGTCAGGATGTTTTTTCATGAATTCATCACTGGCGGTATTCATGTCCGCACGGAACAGTCTGCCTATCAGGTATTTTTTGTATTCCCCGGTAAGGTCTGTACGTTTGAGCTGTTCATGGCAGATAAAAGAGACTGCCATATCACGGCTTTCAAATATGATGCGCCGGATGTTGAAATGGATATCCCATTTCGTACAAATCTTATACCGCAGACGGCCGTCAAGTATGATACCGTTCCATACACATACAGGCTCCAGGCATCCGTGGTCAAAGATGTTTTCTTCGAGTTCTTCCAGGTACTTTTCTTCCCTTGGCTGTATCAGCTCATCAAATTCCGGATCCGTCTGAAGTTCCGGGACTGGTCTGTTGTTCATACTGATTCCTCCGTTCGGGTCATTTCATCTACAAGCACGCATTCATTCATGGAAAAGCTGGCAAGACATTCTTTTGGATTCAGTGCACCGTAGATACGGTAGCTGCGGTTGTCCTCCAGATATATGCCCGTATGCCGTAATGCCTGTAAAAGTTCCGTACTGTATAATTCGTAACAGTAACGGCTGTCGGCTTTACTGTAGCGTACACGGTGGGCAAGGTAATCCTTGCGCACACTTTTCCTTATGGCGATCATGCTGTCCTGTGGGTTTACAAGCAGCTGGATATACTCCGGGTCACCGAGCATATGGAGCGTGAGCTTGTGTATGCGTATCCTGTTTTTCTTTAAGTCAATGCATAGGACCGGCTTCAAAGAGGTTTCTCTGTTCATAATGCTGTTCCTCCTTTTCTGGATGTTCTGTTGTTTTTTCTTCTGGTTCAGCGGTGTTGTTTTCGGAGATGCCGAACACCGCATAACCGTCAAACATGTTGACCTGTAAACTGCTCTGGTGTTCCTCGACAGGCACACCGAACTGGTTCTGCCATTCTTCCGGATAGCTTGGCGTGCGGGACGCTTTTATCTTTCCGTCTTTCTTTTCCTCACGCACGAAGATCTCAGGCGTGGTGAGGTCAAAGACAAAGAGCAGTTCATTGTCTGACCGTATCAGCTTCCCAAGCAGTTTATAGCGGTAGGATGAATTCCATCCCATAAGCGACACGACCTTGGCAAAAAAGATACGGCAGGTGATCTGCCTTGGAGAGCGTTTTGCCGTTGCGGAGCACCACCGAAAGGAATCCTTCTCATCCTCCTGGCATGGACGAACCGCCAGTTTCTTTTCATCCGGGTTTACAAGTATCTGCACGAAATCCGTATCCGGCAGCTTTTTTATGCATGCGGTGTTTACGGATACCTTGCTGGAATTAAAAGTAAAGGACGGTTCATAGGTATGGGCGAAGAACTCGCCGCGGACGACCTGATACCCGTCATAGCTGAAAGCATCATCCTCGGTCACGGGAATGGTGTTCTTTTCATCGTTTGTCTGTATGTTCATCTGTGTTCTCCTTCATATCTGACATGATCTGTTTAATATTCTTTTCGATGTCATTTTTACTGGTGACCTGTATATCAGTGTCGTTGTATGTTACCGGGGCATGGGAGGTATCCGGGTCTTTACGTCCGGTGAATCCGGCAAGTTCCTCTGCCTGTGCGTGGCTGTAATAATTGCTCCCGAATGTGTCTGCCCAGTCAGGCGGATAGGCCCGGACATTTCTCTGCTGGTTGTCCGTAAAGGGTTTTACGGCCGGATCCGCATCTGGTGCACCGACCATGTCATTGGGGATGAATATCTCCGGTTCGGAAAGGTTGAAGAGCAGTACGGCATCATTCCCGCTGCCACGTTTTACCCCCGTGATGCGGTAACGGCAGTCATCGTTCCAGCCGAGGAGGGAATAGAGCGTGGGAAGAAATGCAGTCCCGCTGATTTCACGTGGAGAGTTTTTGCCGTCTTTCTTTTTAGACCACTGCATGGCATTCCGGCAGTCTTTCCCCGCATTCCTTACGGCAAAGACCAGTTTCTTTGGATGTATGAGCAGTTCCACAAGCGTGCTGTCAAGTTTGCGGACGGCAGGAGCGGAAAAGCGGATATCTCCCTGGCTGAAGGTAACGGTTATACGGTCCGTGCTGTCAAAAAACTGTGAGCGTGCGATCTCATATCCACGCAGGTCAAATTCACCGGATTTTACTTCCACATGACCGGAAGACGGACCGGACTGTTCCGTGCCGTCATAAACACTGGAAGATGCATTCATGTAATCCGTTTCCTTAAATCCCGCCCATCTGGGGTTGATGGATACAAACCCTTTCAGGACACCTCCCGGAATGACCTTCAGCTGCGGAAGAATCCCTTTGTTCCCATACTTGGCATTGCTGATCAGTCTCTGGACCGCAATAAAGTCATCCCTTGATATGATGGCTTCGTGATGGTCGCGCTTCCGGTACTGGGGACGGTTCTGCATATTCTTCTTTGATTTGTGGTTGAGGTAATTCGGAGTGTAGGTCTTATGTGCAAGGACATCACCGCAGTGCCTTTCGTTCTGCAGTATCTGAAGGATGGAACCAGGAGACCATACGGTGTTCCCCTTTTTGGTCTCACAGCCGAGTTCCGTCAGGGTATCGGCAATCTCCTGACAGGTGCATCCGTTTAAGTACATCATAAATATGAGTTTTACGATCTTTGCTTCCCCTTCATTAATGATAAGGTTTCCGTCTTCATCATGGTCATACCCGAGGAGTATTGGTGTAAGGAAGATCCCCCTGCGGAAACGCATCTCAATGGATGCATTCATGATCTCACTCTTGGTATGGCTTTCTTCCTGTGCAAGTGTGGCCATGAAGGAAAGCACCATCTCACTTTTGGGGTCAAAGGTGTTGAGCCTTTCTGTTTCAAAGAAAACACCCACAGGATGGGGGAGTGCGAGAAGCTCCCTGACATAACCGATGCAGTCCACCACATTCCTGGCAAAACGTGATACGCTCTTGGTCACGATAAGATCTATCTGACCTTTTTTGCAGTCTTCGATCATCAGCTTGAACTGGTCACGATGCTGGAGGGAAGTGCCGGAGATGCCTTCATCCGCATAGATCTGCACCAGTTTCCAGTTCGGACTCTTACTGATGACATCATGGTAATGGTTTTTCTGCAGTTCATATGAGGATGTCTGTCTTGGATCATCCGTTGACACCCTTGCATATACGGCAACACGCTGTTCATTTTCTACCGCAAATATATCTTCCTGCGGAAGGGCAGGGATCACGTCAAGTTCATCCGGGTCGATACCTTTATAACGTTCCCTTATCTTACTTTTCTGGTCGGCAACTGAGCCGGCTTTCTGCTCGTTTTCGTTCATGACTTACCACCTTTATTTCTGTGCTGGATTTTATTATAAAATTTTCATGCTGAAATAAAATAGACTATAAGGACAGCCATATCCCTATAGTCTATTTCAAAGAAAATTTATTTGTGTGAAAATAGTGTGCCTTTATCTGTGCCTGTCACTGGAAGCAAGCTCCCAGCCGTTTTTGTGCATGGTTTCAAGGCTTGCCTTTATAAGTTCATAGATGAATCTTTTCTCATTTTCCGAGCAGTCCTCCATGAGCATATCGATGTCTGTCTGGTATGCAGCCGGATTATTCATCTGTACTCCGGCAAGCAGTTCATCCACGGTAATGCCGAGGGCATTCACGATACGGATGATAGATTCCAGGCTTGCTTTTCTTTTTGCATTTTCAATGTGGCTTATGTAGGAGACGGAAAGGTCAGTCATTTCCGCAAGCTGCGCCTGTGAAATATGATTCTGCTCCCTTACTTCCTTGATACGGTATCCTATCTGCCTGTGGTTGACAGATATCTGCGTCTGATTCATAGATTGTACCTCCTGTTTTCTTTTTCTTACGCAAGGTAAATTATCCATCAACAAGTGCAAAAAAGTTGTGTAATTTAATAAAGCGTAATGGAGTAAAAGGAAAACAGGGGGATGGGAAAGTGCGAAATATGTCGAACGATTTTTGTTGAAGGATACTGATGCAGATGGTATGCTTATAACTGAAACAAGACGATATAAGAATGATGGAAACAAGGAAAAGCAAGGTTCTGTCATGATACAAAACTGAACTGCATAAATCTGTCGTTCATATTTTTTTACCCAGATACTCCACTCTACTAGAGTAAATTACAAAAGAGATATGGTTCTAATAATTCTTCTGCGTAACGGTTACAATATGTATATCGTACAGATAGAAGAGAGGTGTAATTTACTTGCGTACAGAGGAGTACATACCAAAGAGGGTAAAAGAATTATGCAGCAAGCATAAAGTCTCTAAATACAGACTTGCACAGCTCACGGATATGTCGCAGACAGCGTTGGCAAATATAATGAATAAGAAGAGCATACCTACAGTACCGACCCTGGAAAGGATCTGTGATGCATTCGGAATTTCAATCGCACAGTTCTTTGCCGGAGATGGTATGCGGCCTGACCTGACGGATGAGCAAGGGGAATTATTGGAGATATGGGATGACTTAAATGCGGATGAACGCAGAATACTGATGAACTTCGTAAGGACGCTGAAGAAGTAAGGGGAAGCAGTTTGATTGTATCTGACAAGACTGGCTTCCCTTTTTCTATGCATTCCGGTGACCACGGAAAGTGATGAGGATGTATATGAGAGTACAGGATGAGGAATTCAAAACAATGATCTACGATCTGATGAATGGACATTATGATCTGGATAAATTTGATTGTGAGGAAAGCAGTGTGGTAGAGAACGAATTTGAAGAAGGCAGATACTGTGAAAAACTCTACAGTGAAATGCTTGCAGCCTATGGAAGAATATGCCAGAGACTGCATGAGCAGTCCGGTGAGGACAGGGACGTGGAAATCATAATAAACAATCTGCTGGATATGGGCAGATACCAGAGCATGAAGATGTTTAGTTATGGAGCATTCTTTACTGAAAAACAGAATCAGCAGTAAGACGAAACGCAAAAAATAGTGTGGCTACGATTTGACAGCCACGCTATTTTTTGTTACAAATATAGTAGTGTTATACGATATGTATAACAGGAGATTTTGGTAACCACAATTCTATAGAAAATATCTGCACAATATTGGTACTATTATAGAGCAGAATAACTGGATAAATGCAGCACTTAGAGTGATATATAGT